TGAGGGAGGCCCCGGCCATCGCGTGGTAGAACTGGGTGGAGGGCGTCAGGGCGACGGCTTCCGTCTCCAGCGGCTCGTCGTCCAGCAGGTCGTCCGGGGGGGCGGGCGGGTCGAGGTCGCCGAGGTCGTCCAGCCCGTCGTCGGCCTTCGCCTTCACGAACCCGCCCGTGACCTGCGCCTTCTTGGCCGGGAGGTACGGGACCAGCATGTCCTTCAGTTCCGGCACCAGGGACTCGCCCCCGAAGCCTTTCTCCACCGCGACCACGAGCGCGTCGGGGTTCATCCCGATGGGACAATGGCTGATCTCGATGAGCCGCCACTTGTCGTAAATGAACGCCGGGTGGCCGTCGTGGGCCTTGACCTTGTGGACGCTCCCGGGCACCGTCTGGAAGCCGGGCGAGACGCCGCGGAGGGCCCCGGACTCCACCAGCCGGAAGGACTGGAGGGCCAGCTTGCTGGACTGGTCGAAGTAGTTGACCGCCTCGATCCGGTCCTCGAAGGACTTGAGCGTATAGTGGCCGTCCGGGTCCTGGGCCCGCGCGATCCCCGGCCAGTCCTTCCGGTGGTTCAGGAGGACGATGGGGTTCCGCTTGTGGTCGCGGGTGTCGCAGCCCTTGGCGATCAGGATGTCCCGCTCGCGGTCCATCGTCTCCGTGGAGACGATGACCCGCACGGCCATTTTGGCGCCGTCCGCCTTGATGTCGGCGTCCGGGACCAGATAGGCGAGGGACTCGTCATCGAGCTTCTTGACGCGCCAGGGAGTCGTATCGATCTGCATGGGTCGCGGCCTCAGCGGGTGTGCTACCCGTTGTCGGGCCGGGACGGGGCGGGGGGGAATGGGTTAGACGGTTGCCAGCGTGTCCTCGAAGCATCGCACCACGTCCTCGAAGAGTGGGTCCGCCTCTCCGGTACTCACCGGGGCAGCCGGCCGACTGTTGTGGCTGCGGTCGTCGGGGGCAAGAAACTGCTCGGCCAGCCGGTAAAGGTCATACTCCCTGGACAGTTTGAGCATCGCCTCGACGATAATTCGCCGAGCCCTTTCCTTGGTCACCCCGACGGATCGCCCGACTTCTTCTAGCGTGCATTCGTCGGGGTGGCCGATCCCGAACCGCATCTCCAGACATTGCCTCTGTCGCTTGTCGATGAACCGCAACACCGAATCCAGCAGGTCCCGCAGTCCCATCTTGTCGCCGGACGGAGAGGGCGCCGGATCTGGGAGCCGCTCCAGCGGGTAGTCAAGCGTGCATTTGGGGTTTTTGCTGTACCACTGATTGGATTGGTGCTCAGACTTCAAAGCGCATTCGATGCACTTCCAAGCGTAGGTTGAGAACCGCCCGCGACCAATCTTGTAGTGCCGTGCGGCGTGGTAGAGGCCGGAGAGGGCGGCGGCCTCGTAATCAGACGAGTGGGCGCCCCGCCGCTTGCAAAACCGGTGCAGCACCTTGTACGCCAACCGCTGGTTGGCCTCGAACCGCTCTCGCGGACTGATGTGACCAGCGCCGTGATTGCTCATGGGCCATTTTACCACCGGCCCCGTTCAGATGAACTCCCGGCCCCGCTTCGGCGGCTCCGGGGTGGCCGGCTTGTCGGGTTCGGGGGGCTTCTCGTCGGGCTTGATCCACTGCCGCGGAACGGCCCAGAACTCACCTGTCGCCGGGGTCATCCCTAGGAACGCCCGCGCAGCGTTAATGTCGATCTTCCCTTGCGAGAACAGGTGGGCCGCCACCTTCGCGGCCACCATCTCCTCCTCCGGGGTCGGCACCCCCCGCCGCTTGGCGAGTTCGGCGTAGGTCGCAGAGAAGGTGGCTCCTCCGACGGTGACGTAGGTGAATTCCCTGTTGGGCCGGGCGACCGGGCCAGCCTCGGGAATCGCTTCCGGCTGGTTGCTGGCGAGCACCCGCACCACCTCTTTGCGGGCAGCCTCCAGCGTCAGGCCGCAGGCCGCCAGCGCCCGGGCCGCCGCCCCCTCGGGCTCGCGGAGCAGGCCGAGTAGCAGGTGTTCGGTCCCGATGTAGTTGTGATTGAGGTCCCGCGCCTCGTGCAACGCCCACTCGACTACCTTCTTCGTCCGCGGCGTGTGGGGGAGCTTGCCGAGCACGACCTGATCGGAGCAGACGCCGGGCGGGACCAGTTTTTCCAATTCGGCCCGGACTTGGACAAGGGACACGCCAAGGTTTCTGAGGACGCTCCCCGAGACGCCCGACCCCTCCTTGACCAGCCCCACGAGGAGGTGTTCCGTCCCGATGTACTCGTGGCCGACCCGCTGGGCCTCCTGGTTGGCCAGCTGCATCACCTTCCGGGCCCGGTCCGTGAATCGCTCGTACATGGGGTGTCTCAGTGGGTGCCGTTCGCGCTGAACCCGTTGAGCCGGAACGCCTTCGCCATTCTACCAGGGGCTTCCGCCTGAATGGGGTTCGCAATCCCCGTGTCCGTGTCGGTCGGCATCTCGTCCCCCTCGGTGGCGAACGCCGCGTAGGGGTCCTCGGCATCACCAAGACCCGCCAGGCCGGGGTCAGGCGAGCCCACCCCCGGCACCATCGACTGAAGCAGCACTTGGGGAATATCGGCAATCGGGTCTTCGAGGGGCGGCTCGTCAATGGCGGCCCGGTACTCGTTGGCGCTCACCACGCCCAACTGGAACGCCTGAGCGACCTTGTCCATCTTCTGCAACCGAAGCGTCGGGTCGTCCATGCTCTTGGCGGTCAGCTCGATCCGGAAGTCGTCCCCCCAGTGCTTCTGCCAGTGATGAGTGAAGGTGTCGCCGAACAGGACGAGGTCGGGCTGGACGGAGAACTCGACCGTGCACTTGGCCCCGACCGCCGCCTCGGAGTAGCTGCCGGCGCCGGCGAGACCCGCCACGACGGGGGAAACCCCCTGGATGGCCAGGACGTTCTCCCGGTTCTGCACCCGCCCGTTCACGTAGTCCAACTCGCCCGGCCCGCTCATCATCTGCTGGACGGTCAGGCCCAGCATGGCCAGCACCTTGCCCGCGTTGTTCGACCCCGCCTTGAACGTCTCGATTTGGGTCATCAACTGGTCGATCATCTCTTGCGTCACAACCTGCCCATTTCTCGGGTCGAGGTTGAAGACGAGCGACGGCTTCACGGAGTTCACAAAGGACGCCCACGTCGCCGTGTCGGTTTGCTCCATGATGTCGATGATTTGACTGCAAGCGCTGAGCGGACTCGTCCCCTCGCCGGGATACAAGGGGTTCGGCCACTTGACGTCGATCATCTGCTCGTAGGGGATCATCCACGTCGAGGTGGACGGGGAGGCGACCCCCTGCGTGAAGGTGTTGAAGACGGGGGTTACTTGGTACCAGCCGAGTGGGGAAGCAGGAGTGGGGGCCATCGGCCGCACCCACCCCTTCGGGATGACCCACAGGTGCTCGGGCTCGCCGAACTGGTTGGGCACCTCCCAGACGTAGCAGCCGCCCGTCAGCCGCAACTGGCACTCGAACTGGTAGCGGAACACGGTGCCGCTGGTCAGAGGGTTGGGGCGGGCCAGGAGCCGGGCCGCCCGGTGGTCGGGGATCGGCGTTTCCCGCTCGGCGGCCGTGTCCGGCGTGTGGGACTTCCGGCGGCACAGCCGCAGGTAGTGGCCCAGTTCGGCCAGCCGCCGCGACCGCCCGAACCGCATCGCCTTGTCGAAGTAGACGTCTTGCTGTGCCTGCTCGCTGCGGTCGTAGATGTTGACCGTCGCCTGCGCCACCTGCTGGGCCACCTTGTGGACGCCGACGTAGATCCACGAGACGAAGTGCTTGAGCTCCTCCAGATGGTCGCTGATCCACCAGCCGGGCGTGGCCCCGCTCAGCCACGCCTGGTTGAGGACCGGGGGCGGCGGGCTGAAGCGCTGGCCGCCGGGAAAGGCTTTCGCCTTGGCCCTGGGGGTCGCGGGCTTGCGCTTCGGGGCAGGTTTCTTTGGCTTCTGGCGCGGCATGTCGCCAGTAGAACGGTCAGGCGGGGCGGCTGCGGGCCTCCACGATGACCGGGGTGTCGGCCGGCGTGATAACGACCTCGCCCTCGGCCACTATCTTCAGCACGGCCGTCAGCCCCCATTCCTCGTGGCCGACGAAGTTGTAGCCATCCTTGACGGCCACCTCGCACAGCGGGACCGCCATCGACACGGGGATCGTGATTGGCTCGCTCATGCCGCCATTCTACCGCGTGTTCACGACCCTGAAGAACAGGTTTACCCCCGCCTGCTTCAGCCACCCCACGACGTAGCGTAAAGCGTCAGCGCGGTGGTAGGTCTCCTTGTCCATCAGGTCATTCAGCACGTTCCCCGCCTCATCGACCTCGCGGCTGTAGGTGTTCAGGTCGTCAATGAGTCTGGCGCAGTTGGCGGTGACGAACAGTTGGTCCGTCTGGATCGCGGCGTACACCCGCCCGATGCCCACCTCCACGTCCGGCTGGTCGGGGGGATGCACCGGGTACCCGTCCACGGCGAACTGGGTCCGCCAGTTGCCTTCGGATTTGGAGCCCCCGACGGCCGCCACGGGCAGCCCCCGCTCCCCGTGCTTCAACGCCCCAATGTGGTCCTTGATCTTCCGCGACTCCTCCGGGGCGTACTCCTTGTACACACACAGGCGGCCGGTCTTCTGGCCCTTGTCGTCTAACTCTTCGGCGATGAAGACCGCGGCGAAATTCGGACTGCCGAAATCGAGTCCCACGTACCGCGGCCACTTGGGGTCGGGCTCGAACGCGGGCACGACATGCCCCACGACCCCGTCCTCGTTCACCCCCTGCCAGCCCTTCCAGCAGTCGTAGACGGCCCCGGCGGGCCGGGTGAACCGGCCGCGGTACTTCATGTTGAACTTCCAGCCCGGCATGGTGAGCTTGGCCTGCTCCCACTCCTCGCGGCTGAACCGGGGGTTGTCGATGGACTCGAAGTGGACCATCTCGAACCCGGCGTCGGCCGGCATCAGTGGGAGGGGCGGTTCGCCCGCGGCCGCCAGCTCGGCGTTCTGCCTCCGCGTCTTCTGGTTCCGGGCCGCCCGGTCGTGGATCTCGGTCTTGACCCAGTTGAAGACGTAGGGGCGCGTGGTCAGGAGCATCCGGCCGCCGGTCGCCCCCAGCCGCCCGCGGATCTCCTCGTAGCTCTCCGTCTTGAACCGGGCCTGGCCGGGTTCGTCCAGCCAGGCCGCCTTCCCGGTGAACGACGCCAGCGAGTCGGGGTTGTCGGCGTGGCCGAAGATGATCCGGGACGGGTCGTGGGGGTTGTACGTCGGCCACTTGGCCTGGGGCCACAACCTGCGGTGCCCGCCTTCACTCACCCGGAACTCGCCCATCGCCCCGCCGATGACCTCCCCGAGCCCGAGTATCCCGCCGAGGTGCGACGAGATGGCCCGCATGGGGTACTTGTCGAGCAGCTTGAACGACGGGGCCGCGGCCAGGTAATTCCCCGGCCCGCACTTCTGCATCTCGCGGACCAGCCACCAGTCCCCGACGGACGACTTGCCCGACTGCCACCCGGCCAGGATGAGGAGGACGCGGTAGGTGACGTCGTGAATGTCCTCGTAGTGAAACGCCTCGAACTGGTGCTCGTGGCAGTGGAGGACGGGGGTGCCGGCGGGGACGATCACGCCGTCCCATTCGGTATCGCTCTCGTGAACGGTGACGAAGTCGCCGGACGGGTCAGGCTGGCGGGTCGGGTGGAAGAGGGCCGGGGGACCGATAAGGCCAGCCTCAACCCGGCGATTGGCCAGCTCCTCCTCCATCGCCAGCAAGCTTTGATTCAACCGCAGCGATTCGAGCGCGAGTCTCCGCGATCCGCCGCACAAGTTCGTCATCGGGGACGTCCCGCAGTTCAATCGGCCCGCCCTCCGGGCCGGAGTGCTCGGCCGCAAGGCGGTCTTTGAACTTGCCCGGCCGACGAGCCTTGAGCATGAATATCAACAGAGTGTCGCTGTACCGGCGGACCGACCCGCACTCCTGCCCGCGGTAAAAGACTGGTTCGTCCACCCCGTCCCGCCCGCGTCGCACCGCCTCGTCCTCCAGGGCGTCCGTCCCCAGTTCAACGGCCTCATCCCACGCCTTGGCGAAGTCCTCGTCGCCCTCCCGCCAGAAGTACACCGTCCGCCGCGAGATCCCCGCCGCTTTCGCGGACTCCGTGACGTTCGCGGTCTCGGACAGGTATTCCAAGAAGAAGGCTCGCCGTTCGTCGTCGCTTGATTCCATCGGTTTTTTCTAGCGCGCAGTTGTGCAGCACACGGCCGGTCACCGGATACTCGGCGTCCCCCCGCCGGCGCGGGCCTTGCCCCCGACGGTGTAGTAGCGCAGCGCCTGGGCGTGCGTCTTGGGCTGGCGGTTCCTGGCCAACTGCCGGACGCGGACCGCGGAGCGCTGGGGCCCGCGGAGCCTCACGCACGGCCACTTGCCCATGCCGGGCCCGTCCGTGCCCGGGCCGCGGACCTCGTAGTAGCAGAACCTCCCCTTGCTGGACGACGTGTACAGGTCGAGGAAGTCCCCGAGGGGGCGGTTGGGGTACTTGTAGAGGGCCAGGCTCAGGAACTCGATATAGATCGTGCAGGTCGGCAGCCGTCGCCCGTACCCGTCCACGTCCTGCTCTGCCATAATGCGATTAACGTTTGTCGAGTTGACCGCCACCCACCGACCGAGGATCGCCCCGCCGGGCAACGCCGGCACGTCCCGGCCGCTCTGCACGTCGGCGAACGGGTCGAACTCGCCGGGCCGCTCGCCGGGCAGCGGGGGCGGCTGGTGGGGCAGGGGCGGGACGGACGTCGGCCGGCGGCTGGGCAGCGGCGGCGGTACGCGGGTGGGCAGCGGGGGCGGCATGCCCAGACACTAAGCTCGCACCGGGGCGACACATGACGGTCAGGCACTCGCAGACGTGTCAGACGCGGGTCACGGTGGCGACGAGGGCGGCGCGGTCAGCGTCCCCCACCCCCCAGCGCTGGGAGGACGGGGGCGGGTACGACGAACGGGGGCGGCCCAACGAGATCCCCGAACCGACCCTGTTCACGCCCCTGCCATGCACCGCCCACCCCGGCCCGTCCAAGGTCGAGGTGTTGGCCCTCCGGCACCGCCTTCGCATGTCCCTCTGGCACTCGTCGGACGCGACGATGACGAAGCCCGTCGATTGGCTCAAGTCGCTCGTGGACTTGGGACATGCGCTCCGCGAAGCGGCCCTGGCCGAGCGGGGCATCCGCTGGACCGTCGAGGGGGTGAAGTTGGTGGCGGGCGAGAAGAAAGGGGACCCGCCGCACTGGCGGGCACAGATTTGGGACCCGGGGGCCAACGGCGGCCGGGGGACGAACATCCACCTGGGGTACGCCGACGACCGCGGCGGGGCCATCGACATCATCGTGGACTGGTACCGCCGGTACTGCGGGATTGATGCCCGGGTGGAACCCCCGGAGTGGTTCCGGGAACTGCTGACGGATGCGCTTGCTCAGCAGGCGGAGGCGAGCGAGCGGGCCGGGGGGCTGGCGTGGGACGTGGAGGACTAGTCGGGCCACCCGTGGTCGTTGCTTTGCGTGCAGAACGGCGCGACGGACCCGTCGAACAACTCGCGGACGATGATGGAGTTGTCGTCCTGGTCCGGGTTCGCGGACCGGAATAAAGCAGTCGCTTCCCGCTCGTCCGCCGCCCACGCATAGGCCCGGACGTAGCTCTCGCCGACGTAGCCGGTGGTGATCTCGAACAGCTTCACCGGTGCCCCTTCGGGACCATGTCCCTCGTCACCCACCCCTGCTTGCACGCCTTGCACCCCTCGCCCCCACACGCCGAACAGACGGCGTAAGGCGTGGCCGCGACCAACCCCTCGCGGGCCCCTTCGAGCATCGAAACCCCCTCGTCCACGCAACTCGACACGGCCGCCGGCAGGTGCGGGCACTCGCGGAGCTTGCCGACCGCCTTCGCCAGATCGCGCAGGGGGCCGGACAGGATGCCGTCCACGACCGCCACGCACTCCCCGATCCGCCGGGTGTACTCGTTGAACGGCCTGACGACGGGTTTCGGGAGCGGGACGCCCAGGCGGTCCCGGCTCTGCTCGTCCCGGAGCCGTTCGTACTCGGCCACGGCCTTGTCCGTGTCCCGTGTGGTCGTGAGGCGCTCGGCAACCGGGGCGTACCGGGCGTCCTTGTCGGCAGCGGCGAACACCTGCTTCCTGGCCCGGAACTCCTGGTACACGGGGTCCACCGGCTGGCCGTCCTGGCTGACCAGCTCGGCCAGGTCCACGTACCGGTCGGGCTCCCGCTGGGCCGCCTCCAGCACCGCCTGGGCCTTCACCAGCGTCCGCCCGCTCATCCCCACCGCCTCGCCGATCTTGTCGCGGGCGTCCCCCCGCCGGGCCGGCTCCGCCGCCGCCGCCCCCCCGACCCGGCCCTCGCCTTTCTTGGCCTGGGCCGCGGCCTTCCGCTTCGCGGCCTCCGGGTTCTCTAACTCTTCCAGCCGCCTCGCCAGTTCCAACTGCTCCTGCCGGGTCAACTGCACGCGGCACCCGGGGCAGTTCTCGTCGCGCTCCGCCCGCAACGCCTGCACGGCGTCGTCAAAGGCGGGGCTGACATAAGCCCGGATGTGTGACCACCCCAGGCGGTGGGCCGCCTCCAGCCGCCGCCGGCCGCCGACCACCTCGTACCGGGCGTTCAGGACGACCTCCTGGAGCTGGCCGAGGGCCCGCATCGACTCGACCAGGACGCCCAGGTCGGCGTCGGTGCCGCGGACGGGGCCGGACCGGCGGATGCGGGACAGGGGGACGGGTTCGGATTTCATGCGCGGGAGGGGGTGAGAGGGCGTACCGTGCCGATTATAACCGGCGAGGCGGCCCCCACGAGGAGCGGACGGGAAATGAAAAGGGGGCCGCGACCCTTGCGAGTCACGGCCCTGAGCAGCACGGTCTGGCCCCCCATCCTACCGGGGCCAAGTGTCCGGTGTGGAATCGTTATCGGCCCTACGCCGCCGCCGCCGGCTCCCGCCGGGCCGCCACCACGCGGGCGAGCATCCCCCGGAGCCGGCGGCGGACGACGGCCAGGTCCTCCGCGTCGCGGGGATCTCGCGTCCCGGTGTAGTCCGCGGCCACGTCGTCCAGGCCGGCCAGCAGCTCCGTCAGCTTGACCTCCAGCTCAACCGGGTCCATGTCAGGGCCTCCCCAGGGGTGCGCATCAGGGCGTCCCATCAACACTTACACACATGATAGCGCACGGAAGGGGGCGGGTTCGGGGAAAACCGGACGGGCGGGTCCGGTTTTAGGCAGGCGGGGCCTTGGCCGGGCGCCCCCGGCGACGGGTCAGGCCGTGGTCGGCCGTGAGCCGATCCGGGCCAATAGGTCCCGGCCGGCCGTGGTCAGATACCAGATTTTGACGGCCCATTCGCTTTGGTCGGAAAGCGACTCTTTCACCAGCCCGCGGCGGTCCAGTGCCCGCAGCACCGAGGCGGCGCCGAGGACGTAGTTGCCCCGCGTTCCGCTGGAACGCTTCAGGTGACCACGCCGCCGGAGCAGGTAGCCGACCGCGTTGGTACTGGGGCCGTGCCGCTCGCTCAGAATGCGAAGCGCCTCGGTCTGCATGTCCGTCAATTTCAGGTCCGTCACCTCGCTCATCTCACGCCCCCCGCCAGCCGGCACGCCGTCCCCAAGTCCCGGCACACCGTCTCGCGGCCATCCGCATGGTACACGCAGATGCGGGTCCGGTTCCCCGCGGTCCGGAGGTAGACGGGGCGGGCGGTGCCGTTGCTCACCACGACCAGCCTGTCGTTCAATCGGCTCGCGTGCCAGCCGGGCGGGAGGGTGGATGGCATTGTCGGGGGTCCGGGGTTAGGCGTTCTTCGGGAACTGCTCCCGGAAACACTCCGGGTGCCATCGGCCGTCGCGGGTGACGATGCACTTCGTGTGGATCGATTGCCAGCAGCGGGCGCAATAGTACGTCCGGGACTTCGGCTTCGGCTCCCACGTCCGCTTCCGGTTGTGCCCGGGGAATCCTGTCGTCATCGTCGCGCCTCCCGTGGGCGGCCACCGGGTCATTCGCCGCCCCATGCCAAAGATTGTATCCACTGGATATCATCTGTCAACACTGGTTGACAAAGAATCTCCAGAATCATACCATGATACCCGTGGGGAACGCTAAGCTACTGAGGTGGCAACATGACCAGCCGAGGGCACAATGGCGAAGAAGAAGGTGGCAAAGCCGGACCAGCACAAGAGCGGGTTCATGGTTCGGCTACCAGAGGAGTACCGAGAATGCCTGGAGGCGAGGAAGCGGCGGTCCGGGGCACCGGTGACGGTCATCCTCCAGCAGATAATCGAGCGGGATTGCCGCCGGGCCGGGGAGTCCTGCCCCCAGAACTGGCCGGACGACTCCTGATGTCGCCGCCCGTGGGCGGCGCGGTCTACTTCCTCATGGCCGGGGGAGAGTGCGTCTACATCGGCAGTAGTGCCAAACCGGCGGTCCGGGTCGGCCTCCACCGAACCAAGGAGGGCCGAGCGTTTGAGGCGGCGATGTATCTTCCAATCGCCATCGAAGACATGTGGGCCGAAGAACGCCGCTGGATTTCGAGCGTCCACCCCCGTCACAACAAGAGGCACAACCCTTGCCCCGACCCGGACAGCCCGTCGTGGGGGACATCCGCAAGGCCGGACCGGTTTTTCGCGTCCAGCGAGATGCCTGTAGAGGTTGTGGCGGCCATTGACGAACGGGCTCGCCAAGAAGGAAGGTCCCGGTCTGAGCTGATGCACATCGCCTGCCTTTTCTACCTTGAATACGCGCCCGTTACCCCGGCAGAGCCGAACTTGCCGCCAAGCCCGGATTCTTGAGAAATGAGTTGACAGTGGATATCCAGTGACTACAATCTTGGGTGTGGTGAGCGAATCACCCATCAGACGGCCGCCGCGGTGGCGGCCCCGAACCGAGGAGCCGGACATGACCGCGACCATCAAAGTGGGTGACAAAGTTGTCGTCGGTGGCGAGGAGTTGACGATCACTCACGGCGACCAGGAATTCACCACGGGAAGCCGCGGCCCAAAGGCGGAAGGCGTCGAAGCTGACGGGGTTGTAGTCGCCCCGTCCAATCTGACCACGACGACCCGGCGGGCCTATCGGGCGGTGGACGCTCGGGGCGACTCGTGGGCGGTCTTCGCGGAAGACGTCGAGTCGGTCAACGGGGAGGCCGTCCGCTGACCCCCGCGGGCCGCCGGCCACCCCCGGCGGCCCCCTGTCCCGCGGAATCCGTGTCGCACTTCGGGCCGCGGCCGGGAACAGAGGGTGAGCCCACACCGAGGAGTCCGACATGCGAACGCTGATCGCCTCCGGCACTTGCTCTCGCTGCCGCCGTTCCCGCCCCGTCTGGCGGTCGGCCTACTCGCCGCCGCTGGAGACGCTGGTGGAGTTGATCGAGTGCGATATGTCGGCCCCGGACCGCTGCGACGCCTGCGAACTCCTGGCCCGCCTCGCCGACCCGGCCTACCGCGACCTCTGCTGGCCGGCCGCGGACCGGATGGAGGCCGACGCCCTGGCGGCCGGGGGCTTGAGGCCGCCCGCGGAGCGGGAGAAGGCACCATGAGCATCCTGGACGCCATCCGCCGGTGCGCCTCCCGTCTGGCGGCGCCCTTTCGGTGGTTCAGCCGCCCGACCGAGGCCCTGGAGGTCCGGGCCTACCACGACGGCACCGGGTTCCGATGGGCGCAGGCCACCCTGCCCGACGGCCGGGTCGTGCCGGTGGCCATCGAACCGGACGGGACGTTCTATGTCGAGTGGTGGGTGAAGCAGACGTGACCGCCCCCCAACGGAGGACCCCCGTTGCCTGACCCCATCACCCCCGAGCAGCACGCCGACCGCGTGATGCACGTCACCAAGCACGCCGGGGTCCGGTACGCCGACGACGGCGAGATGCGGGCCGCGATCCTGGGGGCAATTCGGGAGGCGGTCGAAGCCGAGCGAGAGCAGGCCCGGCTGCTGTACGGCGCGGGTTCGTCGAATGGGGATGTGCTCGACTGGCTGGCCGCGTGGGTAGACGACCCGGACAACCAATGCACGGTGTCCGCCCTGAAACTCTTTGCCGCGCGTGCCCGCCGTATCCGGGGCGGCTGACGCCCCCGCGGCCCAATCGGGTACTATCCGGCCGTTCACGCATCTGGCCAAAATCCCAAGAAAACACGGGAAATCCCGAGCGCCCCCTGGGGGACTTGAACCCCCACCTTTCGGCTTTAGAGACCGGCGCTTCGCCTTGACGCCACTCGGGAATTATGGGACTTTCTGCGCCGTCGCCCGGCCGGACTACACCCGCAGTACACCCGATGGGGCGATCCGCCATGCGCCAGCCGCCCGAGAAGCCGAGGCCCGACTTCCCGCTTTTCCCGCACGCTTCCGGGCAGTGGGCCAAGAAGATCCGGGGGAGGCTGCACTATTTCGGGGTTTGGGCCGACCCGGAAGCGGCCGAGGCGAACTACACCCGCAAGGCCGACGACCTGCACGCCGGCCGGGAACCGCCGGTGGGCGGGGACGCCTTGACCCTCCGCGAGCTGGCCAACCACTTCCTGACCCGGAAGAAAAACGCCGTCATCGCCCGCGAGATGACGAGTCGGGTGTGGGCTGACTACGACCGGGCGTGCGGCCGGATTCTGGACGTGCTCGGCAAACGGAAGTTGGTCGCGGATCTCGTGCCGGATGATTTTGCCAAGCTCAGGGCGTCGGCGGCAAGGACGCTCGGCCCGGTCGCCCTGGGCAACTTCGTCCGCCGGGTGCGGACGCTGTTCAAGCACGCCTACGACGCCAGATTGATCGCGGCCCCGGTGTGGTACGGCCAGAGCTTCGACCCTCCCCCGAAGCGCGTCCTGCGACTCCAGAAGGCCAACGCCGCGCCGAAGATGATCCCGGCGGAGGTGCTGAGGCGACTGATTGACGCCGCCGGGCCGCAACTGAGAGCAATGATCCTGCTGGCGATCAACGCCGGCCTCGGACAGGCCGACTGCGCCCAGCTCCCGCGAACCGCCCTCGCCCGCCGCCCGGGCTGGCTCGACTTCCCGCGACCGAAGACGGGGATCGCCCGGCGGTGCCCGCTCTGGCCCGAGACCGTGCAGGCGCTGCGGGAGGCGACCGACATCCGGCCGGCCCCCCGAGACCCGGCCCACGCCGGCCTCGTCTTCCTCACCCGGACCGGTCGGCCGTGGGTGCGGTATGCGGGGATGGACGCCAAGACGCCCGGGGGCCGGACGGACGCCGTGGCCTTCGAGTGGGTCAAACTCTGCCGGCGGGTGGGGGTGAAGGTGCCGGGCGCGTTCTACACCCTGCGTGCGGTTTTCCGCACCATCGCGGACGGCACCAAGGACCCGGTGGCTATCGACCTCATCATGGGGCACGCCGATCAGACGATGGGGGGTGTCTACCGCCAGGGGGTGGACGACGCCCGTCTGCTTGCCGTGACCGACCACGTTCGCCAGTGGCTTTGGCCGGCCAAGGCCGAAAAGAGATAGTCACTTCTTTCGCTTGGGGGGTGGTAGCAGGTCCACCACCGACACCCCGTAGGCTTCCGCCAGCCGGATCAGGACCTTGACGGTCGGGGTCCGCTTGTCCGTCTCGAACATCGCGATGCTGACCTGATGAAGCCCCGCCCGCTCCCCGGCCTGCGCCTGGGAGAGGCCGGCGGCTTCCCTCGCGGCGCGTAGCCGCTCGGCCAACCCTGGCACCGAATCGCGTCCTGGCATCAGCACGGTTGTACCCATATCGACAAAGTTTAGCCAATAACTACTTGACTATCAATATCGACATCGTTATTATCAGGGTGTCGCCCCAGGAGACTTCCGATGCGAGCCACGACCCGCAAGACGACCAAGCCGACGAAGCCTGTTGTCCGCACGCTGTTCCGCGTGCTGGTCGATGTCCTGGGTCCGGTCGGCAACGTGGTAGAGATGGACCCGACCCACCCTGACACCAAGGCCCGCGAGGCGAGGGGCGAGATTCGCCCAGCCACTCAGGCCGAGCGCGGCCCGGCGGTGCCGTTCTTCCAGACCTTCAACCGGACCGAAATGACGTGGCACCCGGAGACGGAGGGGTCGTATCTGGTGGTGTTCAAGGCCGGGTGCGACGGCCAAATGGCGGACGGGCGACGGCTACAACTGGCGTTCGGGTCGGTCGGGGTGCCGTGTAAGTTCCTCGAAGCCGCCGTCGCCGACCTCGTTCTCGCCGAAGCCATGTACCCGGACGTGGCCGGCCGACTGACCATCGTCAAGGCCCCGTGCGTTTACTGCCGGGCCGAGGACCATCGGGCGGTCGAGTGGGCCGCTACCGCCGAGATGCGGGCCGACGCGGCAACCGTGGCGGCCAAAGACTTTTGCCGCCACCTGTCGCTCGACCCTTACAAGCGGAAGTACCGAATCCCGTCGTTCTTCTGCTAATAGCCGTCGGCGGGCCAACGGGGCAAGGACGCCCCCTCACTTCAGGAGAGAGCACCATGAGCCTGACGACCGAGGTCAACGACTATTGGCGAATCTACCCGCCCCATCCCGGTTATCGGGTGAGCCGAGACGGGCGGGTGGAGTGCCGTCTGAAATGGGACCGAAAGACGCAGAACTACGTGCTGGGCGACAGATGGCGGCCCGTCCGGGCCCGCATCCTGCCGAGCGGCTACCACCAAATCGACATTCGGCTCGGCCGCCGCAACCGCCGGCTGGTCAAATCAGTCACCTACGCCCACCGCATGGTACTTGAGGCGTTCATCGGCCCGTGCCCGCCCGGGATGCTGGCCCGCCACGTCAACGACCGCGACCGGGGCAACAATCACCTGGACAACCTCGCATGGGGTACTCAGACGGAGAACATGGCCGACGCGCTCCGGCACGGCACCCGGCCGAGGGGAGTAACTTGCGGGGCCTCCAAGCTCACCGAGGAACAGGTTCGCGAGATTCGCCGCCGGTTCGCCGCCGGTGGCAATCGGCGACTGATCGCCCTGGACTTCGGGATCGTGATCAGGAACGTATACAGGATCGCGGACGGCGAACTCTGGGGCCATCTCGTCTAGCCCTGCGGCACATCCACCGGACGGTCGCCGACGAGGTTCGCGACCGGCCTGCCATCGACCTGATTATGGGACACGCGGACGTGGGGATGGGGGCGGCCTATGTCGAGCGGATCGGCGATGAGCGGTTACAGGCCGTGGTCGATCACGTCCGGGCCTGGCTGTGGCCGAAGACGAAAAAGAAGTGACGTACTGGGGTAAGCGAATCCGTATGTGGGTCTGGAGAAGGTGCGCCGGGGCCCCAAGAATCGGCCTCAATTCCTTCGGCCTCGTCTTAGAAAAACGAACACCTTAAAGCACTTTTCAGGAGTCTTCATAGTCGCCCGTGGGTATCCTGACTATGCGGAACCAGACCCATCGCCCCGGCTCGTAGCCCCCTCTGACAGCTGACGTTTCCGGCCCGTTGGCGGAGAAATCCGCCGCCGGCCCGGAAGCCGTTACCCCGGCCGTTACCGAGGGTTGTGCGTGATGCTGCGCACAATCCGGACGGATTGGACTAGCGGACTTTGACCGCTGTGCCATATCTGCTGTTTGATGTACAGGCGCCCACTACGTCAGTAACCGCCTGAGAGGGCCAACGACGGCCCCATTCCTCACCCTGGATCTCCTGCCATGACGAACCCCACCCCCGGCCGCCAAGATGCCGTTGCCGAATTCGCCGACGCCCTGCGCACTGTGGCCGAACGGCACCCCGAGGTGCCGTTCGTGGACGTCACGGTTAGTTACTTGGACGGGTCGAACGCCGATGTGGTGGTCATTCGGTCGGCGGGGGCGGGGGCCCCTTCCCCTCCGCCTTCCGGGCCTTCCGCTTGAGCATGGCCTGATACTCGTTCCACAACCACTCGCGGAGCCGGGCGTCCAGGTAGACGCCGATGGTTATGGTTCTCTTTTCTTCCTTGCTCTTTTCCTCGGCCAACTCCTTGGCCCATTGGGCAACGTCCTTGTAGAGGTTGACCGACTTCATGGTCTCCGGTCGGGGCGACCCCGACCGCTTCTTCGCGTCGTCCGGTGATTCGCCGCCGGGCGTCTGTTCGCGACTGCGTGCCACTGTTCCAACCATTGGTGCGCGTCCACTCCCAACTTCCAAGATAGCGACACTTCTAGCCTTCAGGCGATTCGTCCAAGATTTTCCAAGATTTGCCTTGCGTCGGCGCGACGACGCGCCTACATTGCTTTCAATCGACGCGACGACGCGGCGAACAGAGGAACAGTAGATGCGAACGGCCGAGTCCGAGTTAATGACGCTCGAAGAGGTCTGCTCGGAATTCCCGCAGATCAAGCTGCGGACCCTGCGCCGGCGGGTGGACGAGGGCGAGTTCACGAGCGTCCGGGACCGGAAGCGGCGGGGGTCGCCCCACCACCTGCTCCGGGCCGAAGTCGAAGCCTACGCCCGCGGGATGCTGCCGGAGCTGCGGCGGGTCCGGAGGGCCAAGCGATGAGCGGGGCCAAATGGCTCACGGTCGCCGAGGTGGCCGCCCTGTTCGACGTGGACGCCGGGGTGGTGCTGTCCTGGATCGGCGCAAAGAAACTGGCCGCGGTGAACGTGGCCTCGGCCGGGTGCCTGAAGCGGCCCCGGTGGCGGGTGAGCCAGGCGGCCATTGAGGTGTTCGTGGCCGGCCGGACGAAGGCCCCGCCCCCGGGGCGGCAGCGGCGGACGCGGCTGGACGTGGAAGAATTCTACTGAACGAAAAAGGCCCGCGGCGCTGCGAACGCCCGGACCCACGACCCCAACCAACGGCTTAGGGAGGTTGAGATGCCAGACATTTTCGCCGGCCGGGCGTCCCCGGTCAACCCAACGAGCTGCTGACGGACAGGTGGCGGCGGAGGAACTCCAGGAACCGTCCCCCCTCGGGGGTGAGTTCGACCCCCAGCCCTTCGCAGGCCGGGCACCGCCAGGGGCGGCCGTAGTCGTTCCGCTCCTTCGGCTCCCCGGTCCCGCCGCACGACGGGCACGGCTGCTCGTAGGGGGCGAACGGCTCGGCGGGGGAGTGGGGCATGGGGGTCAGTGGCCGTCCAGGGGTGACGGACTACTTGTCGTCGGGGTCCGGCAGTTCAATTCCCTGCCGCGAAAGGAACTGGACGATGGCCTTCTCGATGATGTCCGTCCGCACGGGCGGCACCGTCTGCCGCCGCCGCCACTCTTCGAGGGCGGCAAACACGTCGGCCGAGAGCCAGAGGGTGACCGCTCGGCCGACCCGGTTGGGCTTCTTCTTTCCGGCGCCCTGGTCGCCGTTCTTCTTCTTCGCAGGCATGCGGAGCATTGTACACCCGGCAGGTGGCGGGACACTCGAAATGTCATTCGCATGCGGGGTTGTGTCCATACTCGGAAATCTCTGAAATCTTGCAAATGGTGTATTGACACTTACGAACACTCTGTTAGTATACGTGCATGGGACGACGGAAGTCAACCGACCCGGGGCCAGCCATGACGACGACGCAAGCCAGTTACAGCCGCCCGGTCAAGACGCCCGCCACGAAGCGGGAGGGGTTGGCCAACGCGATCCAGTTGGCCATCAACGCCCTGGAAGCGGGGAACGGTCGGGAGGCCCTGCTCCAGATGGTGAACCTGCTGGACGACGTGACCAGCAACAGCAACCCGTACAGCGTGGACCCGACCGCCAAGCCCAAGAAGCCCCGGAAGGCCAAGCCGGTCGCCTGACCCGCCGCGTGGCACCGGGGGCCGTTCGACGCGGCCCCGGCGGGATGTGGGGCCACGATCACTCAACCGGCCGGCGGGGGCCGGCCCGCGGGAGGCGAGAGCCATGACGACCACGAGGGTTCTTTTGACCGGGCCGCAAGCCGAACAGGTCCGGTGGGCGCTCGGCCCGATGGATGACTACTGGTGCAGCGAGGGCGGCGGCCACGAGCGGGACGGCCCGATCTACCCCGAATCGGACCTTCCGCGGCTGGAGGAGACCAGTTGGAAGAAGACGCCGGCCGCCCTAGTCCTGTCGCCGCACACGGACATCAACGCGGACCTGCTGTACCGGCTGGAGGTCCAGTTGCAGGACATGGCGGACGCGGAACCCGACCAGGCGGCCAGGGGGGCGGCCAGGGCCGGGCTGAAGGCCGCCGAGACGATTCGCCGCCGTTGCCCGGAGTTGGCCGAACTGCCCGAGGGAGGCGGATACGTGTGACCGCTGGCCCAAATGCGGGGGCATGGACGCCCTGCCCGTGCTGTGACGAGTTCTGGTGCCTTGCCCACGGCCGGCACGCCTTCGAGTGTGCGTGTCCGCCGGTCGAGGAGTGGGACACCGACCCCTACGCGGTCCGCCCGGACCCCACCGACAGGAGCCCGGCCATGAGCCCGACGCGAGTTATCAGCCTGGACGAGTTCGAGCCGTTCACGGCCTCCGAGGCGGAGTGGGAACGCATCCTGTCGTCCCGCGAGTACATGGAGTGGGCCGAGGAAGCGAGGCTGGCGGTGCCGCTGGACGAGGCCGAAGTCGCGGCCCTGTACGAGGCCGAACACCGGGAACGGTTCGGACACGACTACGACAGCGGCCAGTGATGGCAGAGAGGGACGAGTCATGGCGAAAGTGAAACGTGACCGGCGGCGGGTGACGCTCAAGGGCCTGCCCGACACGACCCGAGATGTGCGGGCTTCCCCGGCCTACAGCGTGGCCGAAGCCCTCGGATACGTCCGGCATGGCGGGGCGGTCACCGCAGCGGGTCCGAACGGTGCCCTGAACGTCTGGACGGATGACGCGGGCCAGTGGCGGATGACGTTCTGTCGGCACCGAGAGACGGTTGATTTGTCCGCCGCCCGGTTCGTCACGAAGGTCCAAGCGTGGCTGCAAAAGTGGTGGCCCGAGTTGGGCCGGTGACTAGCGGCGGGGGCGGCCCGGGGACCCAGGCGGAGGCGACCATGAGCAAGCAGCGGAAGGCACGGGCGAAGCCGACGCCGGGCCCGTGGGAAGTCGATGGGACCGTGGCCCTCGGGGCGTATGGCGTCTGGACCGCCTACCCGCACCCCCAGAACCCCGGCCATGACGGGGTGGGCTACCCGGTGCAGGTCTGCTCCGTAGCGGTTGGCGATTGGCGCCAGGGTCCAATCGGGCAGGACGAGCGAGGGGCGAACGCCGCCCTGATCGCCGCGGCCCCGGACCTGCGGTACGCCCTCCAAGCGTTCGTGGACTACTGCGCCCAAGCCGGCATCGGGGACCCGACCGAGGCCGACGAGTACGAAGGTGTCAACGGGTTCGACGGGGATGCGGTGTTCAACTACCGGCAGGCGGTGGCGGCGCTGGCCAAGGCCGCCGGGGAGCCGACGCCATGACCCTCACCACCCCCGTGGCCGCCCTGGTCGCCCCGGAGTCCGCGGCCGAACCCGTCCGGCTGGTGCGGCACGACCGCAAACACGGCCCGGTGGCCTACGACGTGACGCGGCTGGCGGGCGGGGGCGTGGAATGTACTTGTGGGGACGCCTGTTGGAGGCGGCGGGCGTGCAAGCACGTCCGGGCCCTGGTCGAGATGGAGATCCTATGAGCGACGAGAGGACTAAGGACGGCGGACCGGCTCCCGGCCGTGTTCGCGACCGACGAGTCTCTGGTCGCCACCTTCGCCCGGTGGTGC